TTCTTCACTGGTGTAAAAGTAGGATCAATTATTAGGTATCAAACTACAACTGGAGATGAATCATTTAATCGGGTAACTGCAGTTCCTTCTTCTGGTACATCATTAACAATTGCTGGTATCACCACAGTTTCTGGAGTATTTGACGGTGCCGTTGCAAATGGAACTTACAGTAACATACTTATGGGTGCTCCGGTCATAAGAAATGAGAATTCTGGGTTCCTATATGCACAATTACCAGATCCTAATGTTTCTTCAGTAAATCTTTCAGATTCATCATTAACAATTTCCGAACAAATAACCGGACAAGGCACAAATGGTAGTGGAGTATTGGAATTCAATACTTCAGCAATTAGTGGAATTTCTAGTGTATTTTTTGAGTCATTTGATCAGGAAAGATATTCAATACACTATAGTGGAGGTGGTATTGGTACGATAACTTCAGATCAATTTGTTTTGAGCGGAAATACGGTAACTATTAGTGGATTGTCTGCTTCACAATCAAATGTTGTTGTAAATACTACACTAGTTAAAAATGGAATACAAAGCAAAGTAAAAACATATAATAGAAGTCAACCTTTAAATGTAACAAGATCAAAGTATCCACAATCAGGAACTGGTATTAGTTCTTCAATTGGAGACGGTCTTACTTATAATCAATTTTATGGACTGAGAGTTCAAGATGAGGAAATATCACTAAATTACCCAGATGTAGTAAAAATTATTTCAGTTTACGAGTCATTCGATTCTTCTGCACCTACTTTAGATAGGATACAATTTGGTGCTAGTGCTAATGTATCAACTAATGCTATTATTGGTGAAAATATTATAGGAAACAATAGTAAAGCTGTCGCAAGAGTCGTTTCAAGTCCATCTACCAACATCCTTGGAGTAGTATACTTAAATTCAGAAAGATTTACAGATTCTGAAACAGTTACGTTTGAGGAATCAAACATAACCACAGAAATTGAAGCAATAACTCCTGGAAAGTATAAAGATATTACAAATTCATATAGACTTGACAAAGGGCAAAAAGATCAATATTATGATTATTCCAGAATCGTCCGGAATAAGGGAACTACAGAACCATCAAAACAACTTTTAGTTGTGTTTGATTATTATTCAGTTCCTTCTAATGATGGTGGTGATGTATTTACTGTATTAAGTTATGATAAAGAACGATTTACACATGATGTCCCTTTCATTGGACCAAGATCTGTAAGATCTTCAGATACTTTAGATTTTAGGCCAAGAGTTTCTATTTTTACCTCAGATAGTTCTTCTCCATTTGATTTTGCATCAAGAACTTTAAGTCCAACACGAATTTTATCACCAAATGAAAGTTCATTGCTTGGTTATGATTATTACTTAGCTAGAATTGACAAACTATATCTTGATAGAAATAAAAATTTCATCCTAGAAAAAGGAATATCCTCAAATACCCCTAAGGCACCGGATAAAAATGATGCTGTAATGGAAATTGCAACCATAAAACTTCCACCATATCTTTACAATCCTGCAAATGCTGTGGTGACCTTGAAGGACAATAGAAGATATACTATGAGAGATATTGGACTAATTGAAGATAGGGTAGAAAACTTAGAGAGGGTTACTTCACTGTCTTTACTAGAAGTAAATACTCAGACTTTGCAGATTCAAGATGCTGATGGTAATAATAGATTTAAGAGTGGATTTTTTGTAGATGATTTTAAAAATTATTCTTTTATTAACAGGGGATTATCTTCCATTAGAGTTAATACATCTACAAATGAAATAACACCTGTTATTAGTAGAAATTCACTAAAATCGCAAATTGCACCAGAGTCTGCAATTACTGATGAAAATTTAGATTTTTCAGAAAATTTTAAGTTACTAGATCCAAATGTAGTAAAAACAGGAAAAGCAGTAACTTTAAAGTACGAATCTATTGGATGGATAGAACAAGCTTTTGCAACGACAGTTGAAAATGTAAATCCATTTAATGTAATTGTTTATAGTGGTGATATTAAATTAAGTCCAGAAATTGACAACTGGGTGAGAACAATTCAACTTCCAGATAAAAATATTAGCATAACATTAAACTCTAGCAGAACTCTTACTAATAATTTAACAAGTAATGTTTCCGTTACTCTGACACCAATTAATACTCAAACAAGTGACACAGTTAATCTTCCTGATATTTTTGGGGAAGGTAATTTTACTACAACTGTTGGTAGTGACCAAACTCAAACTTCATCAACTGCTACAAATACTACTTCCAATACTGCAACAACTGAAAACTTTGATACGGTAAGTAATACTGATACGACAATAAGAAATGTATTAATATCTTCATCTAGCGAATCATTTATGAGATCCAGAAATATTCAATTTTCTGTATCTAATATCAAACCATCTACACAATTTTATCAGTTCCTTGACGGAAATAGTGGAGTTGATTTTATTCCAAAATTAATCGAAATATCAAACCCATCTAAAGCGTTTGTAGTTGGAGAAACTGTTATTGGAACATCTGGGGGTAATAATTTAATTTCATTTAGAGTTGCAGCACCAAATCACAAATATGGTCCATATAATGCACCATCTACTACTTATACAATTAACCCATATATTAGAACTGAATCTATAGCATCAGGATATAGTCAATCATCAAAAGTTTTGAATGTTGATACGGTTTCACTATCAGAAGAAGCTCAAGGAAAGTATTCTGGATATTTACTTAGAGGTATGCAATTGGTTGGTCAGACTAGTGGATCTGTGGCAACCGTAAGTGACTTAAGACTTATTTCTGATAATTTTGGAGATTTGATTGGAACGTTCTTTTTAAGAGATCCAAATACAGTCCCAACTCCAACTGTAAGAATTTCTACTGGAACTAAAACATTTAAGTTGAGTTCAAGTTCAACAAACGATCCAGGTCTTCCAGGAAGTTCGGACACTTCAGTTGCTGAAACAAATTTTAATTCTGATGGTACTCTTGAACAGTGGGAAAATACTGTTACGGCAACTACGAAAAATCTAACGACAAAAACAGTAACTAACTTAACAACAAATACAACACAATCAGTTACAACAATAAACACTCATACTAGAACAACTATCCAGAGATTCGTAGACCCTCTTGCACAATCTTTTGTTGTTGGTGGAAATATAGAGGCTCCAGATTCTTCTAGAGAAGGATTGGCAACTGATGATTCTAATGGTGCCTTTTTAACTGCCGTTGATTTATTCTTTGCCAAAAAAGATAGTGGAAATGCTACAGTAAAGGTTGAAATAAGAACTGTAGAACTGGGAACACCCACAAGGATTGTTATTGGAAATTCGGTTACATTAAGACCAAGTGAAGTAAATATTTCTTCAGATGCTTCAGTTGCAACTAAGGTTACTTTTGATGAACCAATTTACCTACCACCAGGAAGAGAGTATGCTGTCGTAATTATTTCAGAAAATAGTGATCAGTATGAGATGTGGACTGCAGTTATGGGTGAAAAAACTGTCAATACCAAAAATCTCCCAGATGTAAATGCCGTAACCTACTCAAAGCAATTTGCGATGGGAAGTCTGTTCAAATCTCAAAACGGATCTATATGGACAGCAAATCAATATCAGGACCTCAAATTTAAACTTTATAAAGCACAATTTATTGAAAATCAACCAGGAACTGCATTTTTCTATAATCCAACATTAGATGAAAGTAATGGATATGTTCAGAGATTAGGAAACAATCCGCTAACAACATTACCAAAAACACTTACTCTTGGAATTACTACAATAACCAATGCATCATTGATTTCTGATTTATCCAAAGGTAGAAAGGTTGCTGGATCACAACCTTATGTCTATGGATATGTAGTTGGAACAGGAAGTTCGGTAGCAACAGTAGGATTAACTACGGGAGGAAGTAATTATGTTACAGATTCTAATGTAAGCACTTATAATATTACTGGAAATGGTTCTGGACTTGTTTTAAGTATTACAGCAACTTCGGGAACAATTTCCGGAACCCCAATAATTGTAAATCCCGGAAATGGATATGCGGTAGGGGATGTTGTTGGTATTGTAACTTCTACAGTAGGCACCGGAACTTCCGTGCGTGGGCGTGATGCAAAAATTACAGTAACTGGAAACAATAATAGTATTGATACTTTATACCTTTCCGGAGTTCAGGGTAATACTTTTACAGTTGGTGCCGGACTAAGTTACTATAATAATTCCAATACAATAGTTTCTCTTGCAAGTACTACAATTAGAAATTCTGCACCTTCAACTGATCAATATTCTGGAAATTTCATAAGAGTAGAACATTTTGACCACGGAATGTATGGAAATACAAATAAACTTAGAATTTATAATACAGAATCTAGTACCGCACCAGTTGTAATTACTTCACCAATAACTTCAACGTCAACAACAATTGCTATCGGAGATACTTCAAACTTTGGAACTTTTGAAGGAGTTTCTGTAAGTGGATCTAATCCTGGATATGTAAAAATTGGAAATGAAATAATTAAATATCAGTCTATTGGTAGTGGATTCTTAGGTACTATTACTAGGGGTATTGATTCTACCATTCCAATTGATTATAATATCAATACTTTAATATACAAGTACGAACTGAATGGTGTTTCTTTAAGAAGAATTAATAAAACTCATGACATCGATGATTTAGATATCGGACTAGATGGATATTATCTCCAAATTGATAGAACCGCAAATGGAGAAAATAGAAGTACTGATGGATTTATCGGTGCAAATGCCGCAAATGCGCCACAACTGCAATTTACCTCAGAAGCAACTTTAGGAGGTTCTAAAGTTCTGGCTACAGAAAATATCCTTTACAGCTCTGTAGTACCAACATACGACATCATTACTCCAGGATCTTCCACATCGGTTTCGGCTGTGATTAGATCTGTTTCTGGAACAAGCGCAAGTGGAAGTGAGATTTCATTCTTAGATAATGGATTTGAACCAATTCAGTTGAATTCATTAAATACGTTAAAATCTATGAGACTTGTATGTTCTAAAGAAAATGAAACTGAATATCTTAATAATTTACCAAGAAATAAATCATTTACTACAGGAATAACTTTAAGTACAACAGATTCTAATTTATCACCCATAATATTCTTAGATACTGCATTTACTGAGTTTATTTCCAATCGTTTGAACAGTCCAGTTTCTGATTATGCATCTGATGGTAGATCTAATTCTATATTGGATGATCCACACGCAGTAGTGTATGTTTCAAGATCAGTAAATTTGGTGCAACCAGCAACTTCTCTTAAAGTTATTTTATCTGCATATCGTCATGAATCTGCCGATTTTAGAGTTTTGTATAGTCTGTTTAGGCCGGACTCTTCCGAAGTTGAACAATCATTTGAACTATTCCCCGGTTATGATAATCTTAAGTCTACGGCATCCGGACTTTCGGTAGTTGATTCTTCTCTCAATAATGGAAAACCCGATTCTTTTGTAAGTTCTAGTTTAGACAATCAATTTAAAGAATATGAATTTACTGCAGATAATCTTGGATTATTTAATGGATATGTAATCAAAATCGTAATGTCTGGAACTAATCAGGCATATCCACCAAGAATAAAAGAACTTAGGACGATTGCCGTAAGATGATTAGGGTGAAGGGGCATACAAATCTTTATAGAGATGAAAATAGTGGAGCTATTGTAAATTGCGATTCTACGGCATATAATCAATATCTTAATATAATTAATAATAAAGAATCTCAAAAAAAAGAATTAGATACGATTAAACAAGATATTAATGAAATTAAATCACTATTAAAGGAGTTATTAAATGGATCCAAATGAAATTAAATTGCAGTCAGTCAATAAGTTATTCGAATATGAAAAACACTGTAGAATTATTGATGAATTGAGTTCTGAACAATTGAAAAATTTCTCAAAACTTTACTGCAAATTATATTTAAAACAGCAAGAAACTTTAGCAACTATGAGTAAGATATAAATAAATTGTAGATCTAAAAAAGATAGATGGCAGCAGTATACGTAAATAATCTAGTCATCAATTCTGGTTCCCATTTTAGTCAGACTTTTACTTTAGAAGGATCTGATAGCAATTCTCCATTAAATTTGAACAATTATGAAGTTGATGCCCAGATGAGAAAGTGGTCTGGGAGTTCTTCGGCAATAAATTTTTCGACAAGTATAATCGCACCTTCTACCTCAGGGAAAATATCTATAGGATTAACATCTGGACAAACTGTAGATTTAAAATCGGGAAGATATATTTATGATATTTTAATTATCGATCCATATGGGATAAAAAATAGAGTTATTGAGGGAATGGTTCTTGTAAGAGAGGGAGCAACTAGGTAATGTCTGACATCAAAGTAAGAGTAGGACAACAAAATGCAGTTAAAGTTATATCTAGTATTTCTGGAGCTGCTGGCGGATCTGCCATTACTGCTATTACTGCCGAAAATGTTATTGGTGGAATTGCTTCCGTAACTTCTCTCCACGTTTCCGGTATCTCTACTTTCGTAGGTGTAAGTACCTTTAATAATGATGTATATATTAATGGCGATCTTTATGTTAGAGATGATTTATTATTTGATGAATTTACTGCTCGGAATGCAAATATTACCGGAATCCTTACAGTAGGTCAATCAATTTATTATCCGTTAGGACAACCTTATGGTGTTGCATATTTTGATCCTAATGACCGATTAGTTTCTACCGGAACTACTTCATCGGCAATATCAGAAACTAACTATATACTTACAACTGACAATTCAGGAATACCAACCTGGTCCAGTGTTATAGATGGAGGAACCTATTAGTGTCTAAACCAGCAAGTAGACAAGAACTCGTAGACTATTGCCTAAGACGCCTAGGTGCCCCTGTACTGGAGATTAACCTTGCCGACGACCAAATAGATGATTTAGTAGATGATGCCCTACAGTACTTCCAGGAGAGGCACTTTGATGGCGTAGAAAGAATGTATTTGAAATATCAATTTACTCAAGATGATATTAATAGAGGAACCGCATCAAAAGGAAGTGGAGTTGGATTAGTAACTACAACAGGAACATCAACAAATATATCAGGTCTTGGAACAATTACTTCCAACTTTTATGAAACATCCAATTTTATTCAGGTTCCGGATTCTGTAATTGGAATAGAAAAAGTTTTTAAATTTGATGCTAGTTCTATCTCTAGAGGTATGTTTAGCATTAAATATCAACTATTCTTAAATGATTTATACTATTTCAATTCAATTGATTTATTACAATATTCGATGGTAAAAAGTTACCTTGAGGATATTGATTTTCTTTTGAGTACTGATAAGCAGATAAGATTTAATAAAAGACAGAATAGAATGTATCTCGATATTGACTGGGGATCTCAACAAGTTGGAACTTTCCTAATAATTGATTGTTACAGAATTTTAGATCCAAATACTTTTACTGACGTTTACAATGACAGTTTTTTAAAGAAATATCTAACTTCACTTATGAAAAAACAGTGGGGTCAGAACCTAATTAAATTCAGAGGAGTTAAATTACCGGGTGGAATTGAACTGAATGGTAGAGAACTTTATGAAGATGCTGAAAGAGAGTTGGAAGATATAAAACAAAGAATGGTACTTGAATATGAACTTCCACCTTACGATTTTATTGGATAATAATGGCACTAAATCCCTTTTTTCTTCAAGGTTCACCAAATGAGCAAAGACTTGTTCAGGAATTAATCAACGAGCAGTTGAGAATTTATGGTGTAGAAGTAATTTATATTCCTAGAAAATTTGTGAGAAGAGAAACTATACTTAGAGAGGTTTCTTCATCCAAATTCGATGATAATTTTGCACTAGAAGCATACATAAGCAATTATGAAGGATATAGTGGACAGGGAGATATTCTTACCAAGTTTGGAATGAGTTTGAAGGATGATTTGAGTCTAATCATATCCAAGGAAAGATACGAAGACTTTATTGCACCTTTTCTTGAGGGTGATAACGATGAAGAAATTGTTTTATCTTCAAGACC